CAACCTAGGTATCAAAAAAGTCTTATACCTAAAACAGAAAATCAAAGAAGATACTACAGCAGCTTACAAGACTATCCGATTACCATCGGATTAGGCAGCGCCGGAAGCGGTAAAACATATATAGCAGCCTATCAAGCAGCTTGGGAGTATGAACACGGGTCAGTAGACAAAATTGTATTAGTAAGACCTGCAGTTACCAATGAGAGTTTTGGCTTTCTACCTGGAACTCTTGAAGAAAAATTAGATCCTTATATGCGACCTCTGTTCGATTGCCTTGAACAGAGGTTTGGCGTTAAGAAGCTAGATTCGATGATACAGTCTGGCGAAATAGAACTAGCTCCACTAGCATTTATGCGTGGTAGAACTTTTAATAAGAGCTTTGTCATCCTAGACGAGGCTCAAAATAGCACCCGAGATCAGATGATGATGTTTTTAACTAGGTTTGGTGAAGGTGTAAAAGTAGCTATTACGGGAGATCTCGATCAAAGCGATCTTAGACATGATAATGGATTAGAGTGGGCAGTTAGACGATTGTCTAATTGTGCCAGCGTATCAATAGTACGTTTTTATCAAGATGATGTTGTTAGAAGCCATCTTGTCAAAGAACTTATGAGGCATTTACAATGAGTGATGATGTAGATAAGATTAAAGAAATTGCCTATAATAATAAGGCTAGATTAGAGACTCACGAGGCTCTATGCACTCTAAGATATGAACAGATTTTAGAAAAGTTAGAATTTAGTAATAGTCAGATAGCCGCCCTTGCCGCTAAACTAGAAACATTGTCTACTATAGCCGTGCAAGGTAAAACGTCTATCTCTACTACAGTTTGGTTACTAGGAGCAGGAGCAGGAGCGTTTACGTTCTTCATTTTTATACTCAAAACATTTAGACTTATTTAATGCCGTTTTTTAAACTTAATATTCAGAAGTTACTTGAAAAAATACCCTCTAGGTATGCTAGAGATGAAAAAGTAATATTTAACGATTCTCAATGGGGTCTTTTTAAAGGCCTTGAAGAACACCGATTTTGGGTGCATATTGCCGCGCGTCGTACAGGTAAGAGCTTTGGCGCATCTATCCTTGCACTAGCTAAACTACTTGAGCCTAATCAACAAGTTATCGTAGTGGCTCCTAACTTTACCCTAAGTTCTATTATTTGGGATTATGTAACAGATTTAATACAAGAACTTAAGATAGAGTGTGATCGTTTCAATCAAAAAGATAAAGTAATAAAACTTATTAATGGTTCTACGTTTAGGCTGCTTTCTGCTAACAATAGAGACTCTCTTGTTGGTAGAGCAGCTAATTTTTTAATTGTAGACGAGGCAGCAGTCATAGATGATGATGAGTATTTTACCAGAGACTTACGCCCTGCTCTTTCTACCTTTAATGATTCTAGGGCTCTCTTTATTACTACTCCTCGCGGAAAAAACAATTACATCTATGAGTATTTTAATCGTGGTCCTGACGAGCGCTATTCTGAGTGGGGTAGCTCTCTATATACTTGGAGAGCTAACCCACGTCTTTCAGTAACTGATATTGAAGAAGCTCGTAGTATTATGTCTGAACAGCTCTTTAAACAAGAGTATGAATGTGAGTGGTCTACTTTCGAAGGTCAGATATATGCAGTGGATGAGACTAGACATTTATTAAACCTGTCTGATATACAACCTAAAGATAGTCGATTTGATTTTATCGGTGGATTAGATCTTGGATATAGAGACGAAACCGTATTCTTAGTAGTGGCTACAGATGGTGAGAATTTCTATGTAGTAGATGAGTATATTAGTAAAGAAGCTACTACCTCTACTCATGCAGAACATTTTAGAGAACTTATAGATCATTGGGGAGTTAATTCTATCTACATAGATAGTGCGGCTCAGCAAATGAAAGCAGACCTTGCATATGAATATGATATTTACTGCGAAAACGCTAATAAGTATCAAAATGAAGGTATAACGCATTTACAAGTTTTACTTGAACATAATAGATTAGTTTTTAGTACTACGGTTCCTAAAACCTATCAGTCTATGTGTGCATATAGATGGAATGATAGAGGTGAGAAAGAAAAACCTCTACATGATTGGGCTTCTCATTGTTGTGATGCACTTAGATACGCTATCTATACACACGCTAAAAATAAAGTAAGTATCTACGGATAAGACAAAGTAAATAAAAAAGTTTAGACAACAATATTATACACTGTTATCATATTGTATGAGGTATAACCTTGAGTGATACATTTTTAGGACGTACTAGAGCATGGGTGGCTGAAAAGCTAAATCCAGTTCAGCCCTCTATAGCTAGAGACGCTGGTTATCAAGTACCTGAAACAATAGTTGATTATGAAAGAGCTTATCGTGACGTAGAAGTAATACGTCGCGCTGTAGACATTATTATCAACGCTTGTGCAAATGTGCCATTGACCATAGATGGTGGTGCAGCTCCTAAAAAACTAAATAAACTTTTAAATATAACTCCTAATCCTTTTGAAGATAGAAATAGAATATTTCGCAGATCTTTCCTAGATTTTATGCTAGATGGTAATGCCTTTTTTTACTATGATGGAACATCTCTATATGCATTACCTGCTAACGAAGTAGCTATTCAGCCCGATGAAAAGACTTTCGTTAAAAATTATCAATATCAACTCAGAAGTGGTTCGGTTCTTTACGGTTTTGACAAGCCAAAAGTTAATAATATAAACTTTGACCCGGATGAGATTATCCATGTAAAATCAGATAATGAAGATTCAATCTTTAGAGGTTCCTCTAGGTTAAAGCCTCTTAGAAGACTGATAGAGCTGTATTATGCTTTAACAGACTTCCAAAGACAGTTCTTCAAAAATAATGCAATACCTGGCATAGTTTTACAGACAGATTCTGTACTAAGTCAGAAGGTAAAAGAAAGACTACTAGAAGCCTGGAGAAATACTTATTCTAACGTATTTCAGGGAGCTAGAAGTCCCGCCATCCTAGACGGTGGTTTGAAAATTGAAAAGTTTAGTAACATCAACTTCAGAGAACTAGATTTCGAAGCCTCAGTTGATAGATTACAGCAAGATATGTGTAAGGCGTTAGGTGTACCTTATGTCTTACTAAAAAGCGGTAATAATGCTAACATAGAAGTAAACGAAAGACTTCTATATAATCACGTTGTTCTACCTATACTACATAGTTATTGTAGCGCCTTTCAGTTATACTTTGCGGGAGATGTAAAAATATATCCAGATAAGTATGCGATCTCTGCTCTACAACCAGATAATAAAACTCAGGCTATGTATTATACTACTCTAGTAAATGGAGGTATCATATCTCCTAACGAAGCTAGAGAAGGTTTAAGACTATCAAGATCTACAGATCCAGAAATGGATAAGATAAGAGTGCCTCAAAATATAGTAGGTAGTGCTACAGACCCTTCTCAGGGCGGTAGACCAGTAGAAGAAGATAGAACAGAGCCTACAACAGTTACTCCCTTAGAGGATACAAACACACAAGGATCGACTAATGGATAAGAAATTTTACTTAAGTGCCTCATTTGAAGCGAATTCTGTACAGAAGAAAACAGGTAGCAAAAGTTTAAAAATTGCTGGCTATGCTAATACTGTAGATAAGGATCGCGCAGGTGATGTTGTACTTCCAGCAGCATGGGCTAAGGGAATAGACAGGTTTCGTAAGAATCCTGTTTTATTATATCAGCACAAACACGAAAATCCGATCGGCAGAGTAGACAAAGTAACTGTTGATAAAAAAGGTATGTTCATTGAGGCTTCCGTTAGTGAAGCTGCTGAAAAATTACACGGGGTTCATAGTCTCATAAAAGACGGAGCCCTAAAAAGTTTTAGCGTAGGTTTTCTAGTAAAAGACGGAAAACTAGATAAGGCTAACGATACATTCGTTATATCTGATGTTGAACTACTAGAAATCAGCGTTGTAAGTGTTCCTGCTAACCAGGAAAGTCTTTTCTCTGTAAAGAAGAATTTTGAAAATCAAGAAGAGTATGAGACCTTTAAAAAGTCTTTTCCAGTTCAAGATGCAAAAGAAGAAGAAGAGATTAAAGCTTCTATGACTTCAGAAGAGAAAGCTATCTTAGAAAACGAAGGCCCATATAGAATTGGTATAACTACTCGTGATATGGGACACTATCATATTTTCCAAATGACAGATACAGACGATGGCGCTACTATTTTCGGCTCTGATTCTAGAGAGCACGTTCATCAGATAATTAATGGCCAAATTCAGGCTGCAGAAGGCCACACTCACAGAATTCTTACTACCGCGGTTCACGCAGAGCAAGAAGACGAAGAAGAGGAAAGCGTTCCTAATATCTTTTTAATGAGTGGAACAGAAGATACTGTGCAGAAAACAGTAGAGACAAAAGATTCTGAACAAGCCGAAGAAGATACTGTAGAAGAAACAGATCCTTACGAGCCAATTCCTTTTGTAAATCTATTAAGCGCAAGCACTGGAGCACTAGCTAATGGACAATTTGTTCAGCTAAAAGGTGAGAGGTATGTAATTACTAAGATTGCTACTTCGGATAGTCCAAGTTTCCAGTTTAAACAAGTAGATTTACAGGGACAGCATCTTGATAAAATTTTAAACATTGACGCTACTTCCCTAGAAGTGTTAAATATATGGGATGTAGGAACAAATTTTGATATTCAGCTAGCAGAGATCGAAGAACTCAGTCTAGATGAAGATACAAAACAGACTATCCTAACAAACTTTAAAAACTTAAATAACGTAACCGAAAAAGATCTATATGATCTCAAAACAGACAACCTAGTAAAAACTAACCCAACTCTACAAGAAAAACTAAACAAAACAATAAACTTAGTATCTACTAAAAACTGGACTGATTCTGACTTTGTAGTCGCAAATAGAATTTGTCAAGTTATTCATAAATTGAAAGAAATTGAGCACAGTGAAGCATCTATGCGACAAATAATGCTAAAGCTTCACGGTCATTTAGAAGCTCAAACAAAGGAGAAATTAAATATGGCTACTCAGGCTGTTGACGAACCAGTTGTTATTGGTTCTACTGCTGAAACCAAGGCTGAGGCTACTGCCACAGCTAAGGTTGCCGAGCCTCGTGTTGCTGAGCTAGTTGAAAAGACTGGTGAAGCTATCATCAAGGAAGCAGACGCAAAGGATAAGTACGGTGAGTATACTCCTCGTGAATCTGAAAAGGCTGCTGAACTTCAGGCTCAGATCAAGAAGTACAAAGACGAAATTGCTGCACTACAGAACAGCAAGATGGTATTCCAGGAGCAGTCACGTGCTTCTCAGTTCACTCAGCGTGAACTTGCTAATGCCTACCTACTATCTAAGGCACTTCGCAAGGAATCTGTATTCGACACCAAGCTAGGTGCTCGTATGAAGGCAGTAACAACTGTAGATCAGTTCCTATCAAACTTTAGCTCAGATGTTTATACTGAACTACAGCAGGAACTAGTTGTTGCTAAAATGCTACGTCGTATGTCAGTAGACGCAAAGACTTTCAGAGTCCCAGTTGCTGACGAAGACACCGATGGTGATGTAGCACAGTTCGCTAGCGGAACATATACCACAGGTATTGCCGACGCTACCAACGTGCCAACTTCAAACCAGAGCACAATCAAGTCTGTAGACTTCACACCTCACAAGTTCATGGCTACAACACACCTAGCTAAGGACGAAGAAGAAGATACAATTCTTCCTCTACTAGACTTCCTACGTACCGCTTCTATGCGTCGTATGGGCCGTGCAATCGACAAGGCTCTACTACGCGGTGACGGTTCACTAAGCGGGTTCACTGCTTCACCAACTAATGCTATCACAGCAGGAACTGGTTATGCTGCAGTATTCAAGGGAATTGCAACCCTAGCCAATGATATCTCTGGTCTCCGTGTTCAGACCGGCGGTAACTCAACCAAGGCTACCCCAGCTAACATTGCTAGCGCACGTGCCGTATTAGGTAAATACGGTCTACAGCTAGGAGATCACCTAGTATATCTAACAACTATTGAAGGATATAACGAGCTAGTATCAAATTCAGACTTCCGCACAGTTGATAAGTTCGGTCCAAACGCAACCTATCTAACAGGTGCTCTTGGAGCTGTATACGGAATTCCAGTTATGATCACTGAGTTCCTAGACGTTGTAGGCGGTGCAGACCGTCACATCGGTCTACTAGTATACAAGCCAGGGTTCCTAGTAGCTGAGCGCCGTGCAATGGAGATTGAGAGCGAATACGATCCACGTCGTCAGCTAACTGCAATCTACATGAGCACACGCCTAGACATGAAGGCACTAACAACTAACTCAAGTGCTGCCCTTGATGCAACCAAGTATTCAATGGCATCAGTAATCCGTTCTGGAGCATAATAGTAGTTTAGGCACGGGAGTAGGTAGTAGAGATACTACCTACTACCCATAAGGAGAAACAAAATGGCAGGAGCCGGACAAAAATTCCTACATATCGTTGATGCCGATCTAAGCTACAATGCTCAGTTTAAGACTTTTGATGAAATTCCATCACACGCTTTAAACTTCGGATCAACAATTAGATTTATGCCTGGTGTTTACGAAATGGGAACTATCAATCTAGATAGTTTAACTTTCGAAGGCATCGGCAACCCAGCAGACGTAGTACTAGCAAACCTAGTTATAGGTGGCGCATCTGCAAACACTAATATTTTCCGTAATGTAACACTAAGCGGAAATAGCGGTGTAGCTGCTAGCACAGGCCGTAGCGTATTTATTACCAACGGTGCTACAGGAACTGTAAGGTTTGAAAACGTAACCTTCACAAATGGAGACCTTGGTATTGATAACCAAGCTCTAGTAGCTCTAGTAGTTGATCGTTGCGATGCACGTGCAGTAGACAGAGCAATCCGTTCTAATGCAGTAGTATCTGCAAACGTTCGTTTCAGTGTTCTAAATGCCTCTTCAAATGCATATTTCACTGGAGCAAACGCTACCCTAAAAGCAGTTCAAGTAATTGCTAGCCAGAGTGGCGGATCAAATACTGGTAATACGGTTGAAACAGTATCAGCACTAATTTCATAAGATTAGTCTACTGATAATCAAGTGAGAGGTAGCTGTTAGAAATAATGGCTACCTCTTTTTTTTAGAGGAAAATATGGCAAACTATGTAACTCTAGCAGAAGTTAAAAACTATCTTAAGATTAACAGCACAGAGCATGATGGTAGATTAGCAAATCTAATTACCTATGGCTGCTCTGTGATAGAGAGTTATTGTGGGCGAGTTTTCTCTTCTAATTCATATACTGAGATATTTGATGGCGGAACCTCTAGCTTATTTGTTAAAAACATACCCGTAAATAATGTTCATCAGGTTTTAGAATATGATGGCAGACAGTATCAAGTTTTAGACGGTCCTACAATAGACAGTTCGATAGTTGACGCTTCTAGAGTAAATAAAACAGTTACTTCTAATACAGGGTTTAGTCTTCAAACTAGATTTGTAAAATATGGAATTTCATCCGGTCAGTTAAACGGTTCTGGAGGATATTTATCTTTAACAGACGACGATGATTTCTGGTTTGATAGCTTACCTTTTGCGGTTGAAGGCTGGTTTAGATTTAATACTTTAGTCAGCTCTCAGACCCTTTTCTCACAAGTAGAAGACAGTAATAACTATTGGAAGTTTGGTTTTAGCAACACACAAGGACTAGTTTTTGAAGCTAAGCAAGGCGGAACTCAAATTGCCTATGTAGCTAATGGTTCTGTTACTGGCTATACTGCTAATCAATATGTCCATGTTATGTTTTCTAGAGATGAGAATAACGGTTGCAGAATATTTAAAGGCGGATCTTTAGTAAGTCCTGTAGTAACAGTATCTAATGTATTCCCTAACCTATCCGCACCCGTAGAGATAGGAAGACAAAATTTAACAGATAAACAGTATTTCTCAGGTCAGTTAGATGAGATAAGAATGTCCCTAAATAGTTACAGAGCCAATGCTAATTTTGTGCCACAAACCTACACATATTCAACAGATACAAACACTACGTTATTAATGCATTTTAACGGTTCTAAAGATGCTATTACTACCTATGATTCATCTTTAAATAGAGAACAGTATACATGGTATGGAGCTACTGGAGAAATAACTAAACACGTTGGGCAAGACACAGGTAGAGAGACTCTTAGTATCTTAGGTGTTAAACAGTTTTATAACTATACGCATGGTGTAAAAATTACTTATAACGGTGGTTATGATACTATACCTTCTGATGTTAAACTAGTTACTTTAGACTATATTAAAGAATTACATAAAGGGTTAGAAAATAGAGCGGTTTCTCTACAAGGAGAAAGTATTTCGTCCTTTGAATTTACAGGTGGGTTTGCTCCGCATATTCGTCGCGTGTTGGATCTTTATAGGATTGTGATGTAATGGTTGATAAGCCTATAGTTTTTATTGAAAACACAGGATTCCAAGAACTCACTGCTAAGTATTATAAAAGAGATAATAAATTATCTAAAGATCAGGAATCTTCTTATGCTAAAGCTTATGAAACATATGTAGGACAGTTATTTGGAACTATACTTCCTAGAACTTCAAGTTCAGATACTAGACCTGACATACCTATCACTAAAGCTGATGTAGATAAACTTCTTGAAAATAATCAAACAGAAGATAGCACCATATTTAGTTTTCTTGATGAATTAAGACAGAATTTAGCAAAATTAGAAGAAGGAGTAGATTTTCAATCTTTAAGAGAAGCCTTTGTTAATGCTGCTAACACAGAAAAAGACCCTAATAGAAGATTATCTTTATTACAAACTATAGGAGGTATTGAAATTAAAGGTTCTTTCGGTATAGACTTATTAGGTGGTAGTGACGATTCTTTAAAAATTAGTAGAAAAACTCCTAGAGGATTAACAGGTAGACAGATAAATATAAAAAGTATTTTAGGAGGAGTAAAACCTGAAGGATCTAGTTTAGTTATACCGATAGTCACTTCTATAGATACTAGTAAAGTAGAAGCTAAACGTCTTGCTCGTACTATTAAAGATTTTTTTGACAGGGCAAAAGATAATTTACATAGCGCTATTACTGGAGAATATTCTGGGACTGATCCTAAATTATTATATTTTAAAAATTCAGTTGCAGTTAAACAAATCAGAGCTAAGGGTCAGAATCTATGGATGCAGTATGTAATAAGATCTGGCGCAACTGTTAAGTCATATTCAGCCTATTTACCAGAGAGTTTTAAAGTACAGAACACCAACTTACAGGTGCAGAGTTCTAGTTTATATATAGCATATACAACTGCATATGAAAATAAAGTTTTGGAAAGACTAAAAACAGCTATTCAAACTAAATCAGGACAAGCTGTAGATAAAATAATTAAAGATACAGATATCAAAGACCTATTGTTGGCTCCACCTACTGTAACTACTCAAATATTAGTACCTTCCGGAGGCTCTATACCTATTTCTACAGTTAAATACCCAAACAATTATATACCTCGTATAAATAAAGCAGCTTTTCAAAGTAGAATTAATTCTATTGTATCTATTTTAAGAGAGACTAGAGGGTCTACTAAAACTATGGGTGATTTCATCACCGACGACACTATAACTGCTCTAACTAAAAGAGAGATGCTTCGTCGTATGCCTATCGGTCCTGTGGGAGGACCTCCTAAGTCTTCTAGAGTATTAACCTATCGCACAGGTAGATTTGTAAATAGCCTACAGGTAATGGCTAATATAAGAACACAGAATATGCAATATTATTATGATCCTAACTACTGGGTTCACGAAGCTACTTCTAGAAATCCAAAAGATCTTATTGGTTCTTCCCTCAACTCTGTAACTAGAAGTCTGTTTGGTAAGAGGTTTAACCTAATAAAAGCTAATCAGAGTTTAGAATAATGGCAACAAGTAGACGTAGAGAGATAGTTAACTATCTTATCACACAACTGAAAACTATAAACGGCTCTACGAGCCAATATGGATATCAGTTTAAAACCAACTTATCACAGAACGTGTTTAAAGGTCTTAAATATATAGATCAGATAAATGATTTTCCTGCTATTTATATTCAAGCAGGAGAAGAACTCTATAGATATAATTCTAAAACAAATACAGAAGCTTTTATGACTATTATGATTAGAATTTATGCACACGAAGAGCATAGTCTGTATAAACTAGAAGATCTTGTGGATGATATTACTCATGTTTTAGAGCGTGTTAAATATGACCAAAGTCACAAGATCATATCTGCCGAAATTGCGTCTATAGACACGGACTCCGGTTTACTAGATCCCTATGGGTTAGGAGAAATAATGATTACGGTTCAGTATGATGTGGATGATTGATGAGTAGCAAACGTAGACAGATTATGAATGAAATAGTTTCGGCGCTCAAACTAATAGACGGAACTACAGAGACCCTACCTAACAGCCCTCGTAGTCCGTATACTTTTTGTACTAATGTATTTACAAACGTTTTTGCAAAACAAGAATATTTATCAACTTTAAACGACTTTCCTAGTATTTGTTGTTATCCTATTAGTTCCGAAACTAGAGCTAGAATAGGAGATGCACAAGTTTTTTCTAGTTTTATTTTAGAAGTCAGAGGTTATGTCTATAGCGACGATAATCCTATAGAAAAAGCAGCTGATTTAGCTCAAGATATTCAATATATTATTGATTCTATGAAATATCGTTCTACTTTTAAAGACCTAAACGTAACTGAATGTAGAGTTCAGTCTCTATCAACAGATGAAGGCATAATGGAACCTTATGGAGTAGTAGAGATTAGAGCGTTAATAGTATATATACAAGATTCTAACATTTGAAATTTTTATTATTTGCGCCCTATAGTAAGTGGTGTTATACTTATAAAATATAAGAGGGACCGCCTAACTCATAGGGTTATATTAAGGAGTTAATTATGGCACAAACATTGAACCTTCAAAGAAATAGTGAAGTGTTCCTTTCTACTGTAAGTCTTAACGATGGAGACGCAGTATCAGCAATGACACCGGCAAATACTTGGAAGGTTGAAATCCTTGCAGGTTATGCAATGTCACAGGCTGCAGCTACTCAGGACATCAACAGCTTAGAGAGCGGTACTACACCAGATCGCTCTAGTAAGCGTTTTAAAACAGCAATGAACCCTGTAGAGTGGAATTTCCAAACATATATCCGTCCAACTGGTATTGAAAATACTACTGGCGGTACTTTGGTTCACACGTCAGGTAATTCAATGCCTACCTCAGATTGGTATCTATGGCAAGCTCTTATGTCAAATACTTCTACCTATACTACCAATAAGCTTACTAGCGTATGGCAGGCAGGTGGAAAGTTTGCTAGTGCTGCTAGAAATGCTAGCGGTAATACTGCTGCTCATACACCTAATTTCGGTACATCTGCTACTTATAATATGTATTTTAAACTTGATAACGTTATATATCAGGTATCTAATACAGCAGTTAATCAGGCTGCAGTAGACGCTGCTATTGACGCAGTTGCTACTACTACTTGGTCTGGATTTGGCACTAACCTAATAGAACTAACTGGTACTCCTAGAAATAATGCAGTATCTGTGTTTGGTGGTATTTTAAATAATGGAACCACAATAGACGCTAACAGTAATGCTTACGTAACCACTGCAACTCATTCTTATCAGCCTTGGGATCAGTGGAACGTAGCAGGAACAATCTCTACTGCAAGCTTCATTAAGAATAGACTTTCAAGCCTAACTGTTAAGTTTCAGCCTGAAGGCGGTTCTTCCACAACTTATACTTTCCCAATCACGACTCTCACCTTCAACTATAACAATAATATCACCTTCATCACTCCAGAAGAACTATCAAAGGTCAATACCCCTATTGGTAGCTTCACGGGTTCTAGAGAAGTAACAGGATCATTCACTGCTTACCTACGTGGTGCAGACGGAGATTCTGCTCAATTCCTACGTGATCTAGCTAATGATCGTCGTCCAGCTCCTACTGCATTCTCAAATGCAAACCTAGTTGTTGGAGGAGTTACTGCTCCATATTTAGCATTCAATATGCCTGCAGTAGTATTTGACGTTCCAACTCACGGAATTGAAGATATTATTTCAATATCAGTAAACTTCAAAGCACAGGAACCAATCAATACCGTTACAACCGGTGGTGAAGTAGACCTATACGCTAAGAAGTAACATTTAACTAGTTGAGGGGCTAGTTAACTTAATACCAAAGGCGCTTACCGCGACAATCTTTCGGGATCCCCTCATCCGATCGTGCGTCGATCAAACGGTAAGCGCCACTTTATTTTTAAATTATGAGGAAAAATGTCTAAAATTAAATCACTACTTGTCACTGGAGACAAGACTATTGATGTAGAATTTCCAGAAGCAGAAGGTTTCGTAGTTACTATTAGCTATGTTCCTCGCGAAGACTTAATGAAAATTAGAAATCAGGCACTAGTGTACAAATTCAACAAACGCACCCGCCAAAGAGAAGAGGAGGTGGATAATGACAAGTTTGTTGAGGCTTACGCTGAACGCGTAATTAAAGGCTGGAAAGGTCTTAAAGTTAAACATCTTCCAAAGTTGCTACCGGTAGATATATCGGCAATGAACGCAGAAGATGAGTTACCATATTCTACTGAAGAAGCTCTTGAACTACTAAAAAATAGTAGTATTTTCGATCAGTTTATTACTGATACAGTAAATGATCTAGAAGCATTCTCTGTTAAGAAAAGAGAAACTGATCTAAAAAACTAAAAAGTTACCTTCAGGAAACGTTTTCTGGGGGTAACATTACTAAAGAACAATATTTTGAAATATGTCGACAAATGGGCAAAGAGCCTGTTGAGGAAGATATTCCTGTTGAACCAGGGGATTTATCTTTAGAAACTCAGCAGGCTCTTTTAATATTTAGTATTTTACCAGATAAAATTGAAGGTATGAACGGACTTTGGTTAGGCAAAGAATTTTCTGGTATAGGAGACATCTTTGATTTCTACGAAATAGAGCATAGACGAGAGGTATTTGAACTGCTAACATATATTATTACTGAATATGCAAAATATTACGAGAAACAAAGAGAAATAAAATCAAGGAGATAGAGTGGCCGGCACTATTACAACTATAGTAAGAGCTTTATTTCAATCTCAGGGCGCTGACAAAGTAGTTTCTGATATTAATAAAGTAGGAAAAGCAGGAGAAGAAAGCGCTAAAAAGCAAACACGTTTAGGTAATGAATCTACCAATACAGGTCGTGCCTTCTCCTCTCAGGCTTCTGGATTAGGTGGATTAGTTGCTGCCTATGCAGGAGCGGCTGCGACTACCTTTGCTTTACAACAGGCCTTTGCTGCTTTAAAGTCAGCAGCAGATTTCCAACAAATTATTTCCGGAACAAACGCGTTAGCTGCTAGTTTTGGTCAGTCTGGTTCTCAAATTTTAAATAGTATTCAAGATATAACTAAAGGACAGCTTTCTTTAAAAGAAGCTTCTGCTGCTGCTAACTTAGCTTTATCAGCAGGGTTTAATCCTCAACAAATAAATTCACTATCAGAAGTTGCTACTAAGGCTAGTAGAACTCTGGGTAGAGATCTTACTGATTCATATAACAGATTAGTTAGAGGTGCTGCTAAATTAGAGCCTGAACTATTAGACGAACTGGGTATTTTTACAAGAATTGAACCAGCCATTGAAGCCTACGCATCTAAAACAGGAAAAGCTGCTTCTAGCTTAACTAACTTTGAACGTAGACAGGCGTTCGTTAATGCTATTATAGATGAGGGTTCTAGAAAATACTCAGAGATTAGTCTTTCTACTGATACCAGTTCGGAAGCTCTTAATAGATTAGCAGCGCGAATAGTAGATGTTGGAAATAAACTAGGAAGTATTTTAACAGACTTTTTAGCTCCAATAGCTAACTTTTTTGGAAAAGACCTAGGTAACTCTGTATTGATCTTCTTAGGTATCTTAACTCTTGCTCTTGGCAAGGGAAGAACTTTGTTAGAGGCTTTTTTTACAGACCTGTCTACCCGAGCTCTAGAAACCGGTGCTAGAGTTTCTTCTGCATTAACAGGACCTGCATTTACTACTAATATAGAAAAAGCTGGAGAAGCTTTAAAAGGCATTGGAGTCGGTTTAACTAAAGCAGAAGCAGCAACTATTAGATCTATTAAAGAAGGAACAGTTCAGCCTCAACAGATACAGGCACGTATAGACGAATTAAAAGCTCTACAAGAAAGGCAACAAAGTAGACAGTTCGAAAAAGGATTACAAGGTAAAGCTTTAGATCAATCTATATCTAAAGCTAATGCTGCTGCAATAGCTATCAGGGAATTAGAAGAAGCTCAAAAGAAAGCATCTAATTCTTCTGTTATAGCTGGTTCTACTTTTGAAAAATTAGGCGGAGGATTGAGTAGATTAGCCACAGGAATAAGCTCGGCTTTAGGATATTTTAATCTTTTCCTAGCTACTTTAGGTGCTGCTCAGTTAATAGGCCAGGCATTTGGTGTTGATATTTTAGGATCTATAACTAATTATTTTGTTAAATTACAAGAAACTATAAAGGCTACTGACGAAGCTTTAACAGGTTTAGTCAATGAATTGGCTAAAGAAAAACTAGGAGAGTTTAAATTTAGAGTATCTAAAAAAGATATAGAAGAAAGTGCTGATTATGCTAGAGGTATTTTGGAAGACGCTTTAACTAAAGCTAGTTCAGTTTTTGGTGCTAAATTCGAAGATTCTCTAGATACTTTTTTAAAGTCAGACATATCTACATATGATCGAATCACAGGTAATACAAAAAAAATACTTTTAGCAAAAGAAATAATACAAGAAATAGCTAAAATTAAACCAGATGCTGATTTGATAAAAATATTAACTACTGCCCCTGCAGAAGTTGGCGGTCAGACTAGTGATTATATAAAATTATTTGCTTCTGGCGAGTTGGCTAAGGGGGCTATAAATTTTGCAGATAAACAAGTTACAATACTAGATAATTCTGGAAAAATAGATAAACTTACAGGAGATTTGGCTTTAAATATAGGTTTAGGTATATCTGAATTAGCAAAATTTAACCAAGAACAAAAAACAGGATTACTAACTGCTGAATCTGCTTCTCAAAGAGTTATTGCGTTAGAAACAAGACTAAAAACTATTAGAGAAGAAGAAGAAAAAAGAAGTTTTCAGGCAGCTAAAATAGAAGATCAAAACGATAAAGCTCGACAGTTAGGTGCTTTAAGTGATATAGCTACTCAAAGAATACGACTAGAAGAGCAATTGAAAGTAACTCAAGCAGTAGCTAAAGAACTATCTGAAAGAGAAAGAGTTAGAAAACTTGTAGAATCTACATTTTCTTCACAGATTAAAGCATTAGAAAATCTACCTGTAAGTGGGATTATTAACCCAAATAAGACCCTAGCTAGGAGTCAAGAAGAAGTACAAAGAAATCAGATTAATCTTCTAAAAGATCTAGCAGAGGCCAGTATAAAGGCTATAGATGCAGAACAGGTAGCACTGAGTACTAATAAAAGAACTTTAGAACAGAATAAAAGTACTCTTACAAATTTACTTCAACAAGAGATATCTGGTAGAGATACTACAGAAGCTAGAGCCATAGTTTTAGCAGATATAGAAAAGTTAGAAAAAGAAATAAGCAATTCTAGTAATATAATTAATACTAGACAAGTAGAGTTGAATAAATATCTTTCTGCTCAGGTTGGCTTTATGACTGAGGCCGGTAAACAAACATTTCAACTGTCTATTCAAGAAGAAAAAAGAACTTTACAATACCAAAAACAACTAGACGTTTTAGAAAAACAATATGAGCAATTATTAATTCAAAATAAAATAAACCTTACACAAGCTCAAGGTGAAGCTACTCAGAGAGCAGGCCAAGCTCAAGTACGCCTATTAGAATCTAGAATTAATTATCAAAAAGAATTAGAAAAAGCAGTAGATGCTACGTTAAAATTACAACAAGCAGAGTTAGAAGTCCAAAAAAATCAAATAGATAGAACTCTTCAACTTGCAGATGCCAGAAGCGAATTAAATAAGGCTAGATTTGAATTAACTACTACTAAAACATTAGCCCCCCTGCAATTACAGCAAGAAACACTATCTAGAACTCCAAATCTAGTAGCTCAGGAAACTCTACTTAAATTAGAACAGGATATAGCTAATGTAAATTATGCTAGAGAACTGTCCTTAATCCAAGAACGAAAAGCGGCAGCAGAAAAAGAATTTATAGCTTCAGAGAATAAATTAAAATTACAAGAAGAAGATTTACAAGCACAGTTAGCTGCTTTAGAAGGTAGAAAAGTATTAATAGATAATCAAAGACGTTTCGAAGATGAAGCTATAAAGAAAAGAGATGCTTTAGATAAATTAAAAATTCAAAATGAATTAGCTGTTCTTAAGTTACAAGATGATTTAGCGCGAGTTAAAGCTATAGCCGATCTTGATATAGCTCTTGATAATAAACTACAGCGAGATTTTGAATTAGATCTAGTAGCTAAGCAACTAGATTTATTACAACAGCAAAAAGAAGTATTCAAGATATTTTTATCAAGATATGAAGAATTAATAAATAGACAACTAGGTCAGGGAAGTATTTCAGCTACTAATATATTTGAAAATTTTGAACAAGACTTAGCTAAGGCTCAAAATAGACTAATTAAGAATATAGAATTATCTAATCAAATATATAACCAAGAAAGTAGAAATATACTTGAAAGAACAAAAGGCGAACTAGACGTAAATAAGGCAAGGGCTGGCGGAGCTAGTGCAGAACTAGCAAGACTAGCAGAAATTCAAAAACAAACTGAAGAAACAACAGCCTTAGCTAGAGTAGCTGAAGATCAAGGTAGAGAAGCAGATGCAAAATTATTAAAAGATAAGATAGCTGGACTAAAAACTGAAGCTAACTTAGCTTCTATTAGATATGATACCACTATAGCTCAGGCTGCTAAAGATGAAGTAATAGCTGCTCAAGCATACGCTTCTAAACTTCAAGAAATAGCAGACCAAAGAAATAAAGTTAAACAACTTTTTGAAGATATTAGTAGAGGTATTAAAGAAAACCTATCTACAGCAGTATTAGATTTCTTTAAAGCTATCAACCAAGGTATTCCTACTATTCAAGCTTTTAGAGAAGGTATGCAGAAGTTAGCTATTAGTGTTGCAGAAACTATCCAAACAGCTATTTTAAAGAAATTCTTAATTGAGCCTTTACAGAATTTGGTTGGAGGCGCTATTGGTTCTCTATATACTGCTATAACAGGAGACCAGCTAGCCAAAACAGGTGATCAAATATTGCAGAGTGTATTTACAGGTAATGCCCTTAGAGTTACAATGGTCGGAGCAGGTGGTCCTGCTCCTGGACAAACTGGAGCAGCGGGAGTTACTTCTACGAACGGCCCACAAACAGTAGGAGGTATGCCTGCAGCTACTAACGAAGCAGCGCAGGCATCACAAGGATTCGGTGATAAGCTAAAAGAGCTAGGGGTTAACTTTCAGACAGTAGGAACTGTAGCTGCTACTACTTTTGCGGCTACTTTAGCAGCTACTCGTGATTGGAAAAAAGCATTTATCTATACTGTAGTAAGTGCTCTAGGAACTGCTTTAACTCAAATAGCTACTAAACAATTATTTAGTGGCGCAGCAGGAGCTGGAGGAGCTGGTTTATTTAGTGGAATAGGCAGCTGGTTTAGCGGATTATTTAGTGGGCCTACTCCTGCAGGTGTTATGCCTAGCCTCTCTGGACCTTTATATAGTTCGGTCGGAGGACCTGTAAAACACATGGCCGCTGGCGGATATGCGGGTCTAAGAGACCGAGTTCCCGCACTATTGGAACCTGGTGAGTTTGTCATTCGTCGTCCAGCCGCTATGGCCATAGGAGGACAAACCCTTAATCAGATGAATGCAACTGGACAAACTGCTCCAGGAAATGTTATGGTAAATGTAAATAATCAAGGAACCTCACAAGAAGTAGTGGGAACTCCGAAGGTATCTGTAAACGGAAGAGATATGATAGTAGATATAGTAGTAAGAGATATTCAGAATAACGGTCCAATTCGTAAGACCTTGAGAGGTATGTAATGGTATCCTATTATCCTAGTGGAGCAAATGTATCCCCAGATAACTATTCCATAGTAAGTAGTGTTACCTATACTTCTACAGGTTTGACTACTAGTTTTAATATAGGCCGCTATGTCGGCACTCCGGCCGAAGTCGCTATAGTAGTTGACGGAATAGTACAGGCCTATAATAGCTATACTCTATCTAATAATAAAGGAACGGTTAATTTTATAGTAGCTCCAGGTGCTACGAGTCTAGAGATAAAAACTTTAGCAGTGCCAGATTTTCTGAAAATAACTAAAGATAGTCTTCAGATCTCTCCTATATTTTATAGTAATAGCTCAGTTCTTAGTTATAATGGAAATAATTATCAGATAAATGGGTCTAGAACTGCATGGGCTATCACAGGAACTCCTGCTGAGGCAAATCAGATGATGGTATCTGTAGACGGTGTCGTTCAAAATCCATCAGCATATACTTTTCCAAGTTCTACCTTAGGTAGTTATGGTATAGATATATCTCCGGCACTAGCTTCAAATGTTGCTAATTTAGATATCCGAGTTTTTTCCGGCACCTCTACGCAAGTAGAAAGATTTACTACTATGTCTGATAGAAAACCAGATCGTGGCTTCTCTACTGATAAACAATTTGATACTTTAACTTTCGAGAGTCAGGCAGGATATGAGACTAGACGTCTGCGCAGTCGTCGTCCTCGTCGTAATTATAATCTTACCTATACAAACATATCTGGAGTTCATAAAATAGCTATAGATAATTTCTATAATGCTAGAAGTGGTGATTATGAATCTTTTGTATTCGATCTTAGCCATATTAATGATAGCGGCTCTGTAACTGTTCGTTTTGACGGTCCTGTTCAGACTACTCATGTGGCTAGTTCTGGATCACAACCTTCTCAAAATTTCTATACTGTTAGCATGAAGCTAAAAGAGGTATTTAGTTAATGACTTCTAGAAACTACGACTACATATTAAAAGTAAATACAACTACAGGGTTTAAGGCCGGTAATACTATTATAGGCGTTACTTCTCTAACAGAGGCAATCATAGCCAATGTAGATGTAGCTACTAGTAATATTAAGGTAAAACTATCTAATACGATTGCTGAATTTCACGTTGGTGAACAGATATTCAGTAACTACATAGTTAAGACTACTAGTTCTAATACTCATGACATAGGCAACACTACTTCTACTTACACTCAACAAACTACAGGAACTGCTACGGTTAGTGCTATTAACGTAAGCAAGTTTATTAAAGAGAAGAATAGTTTTGAGCAAAAGCCGCTGGTTAGACTATATACTATATATTATCCTGGAGAGTGGTATCCTACTAATGAATATGGTAATCCAAGTGGAGACGGAGCAGGACTTGTCTGGCCTTATAGTTTTCCATTTAAATTCGCTGAAATTCGCGGAGATTATATCTCAGACATAAACTATAGAGTTCATATGGGTGGTCAGGAGTTTATACCATATCCTATTAACAGCGGTGTCTTAAGCACAGATTCGTCTGGTAAAATAAATGACCTATCTATTACAGTATCTAACTTTGATAATCTTATAGGATCTCTTGTAGAAAACCCATTTCTTGTAGGTAATAATAGTACAGGATCTACCACTGCTTATGTTAACGGAGAATTAGTAAACGGCATAGATCCTAGAACAGTTCCTTCACATGGTAGTTACGATGCTAGCGTAAGGGAAGCCAGAGGACTTAATGCAGCATTTGATTATGATTCCACTTTATCTACTGGCGGAACTTGGACTAAACTAAAATTAGATTCTAGAGATCTCCTTGGTGCTGTTGTAGAGATAAAAACTACTTTTGCCAATTTTCTCGATGTGTGGCCTGAATACAGCACCGTATCAACTGAATCTTATAATGGATCTTCAAGTAATTTAATTAATATGGTAACTACTTTACCTTATAGAGTAGGAGATATTGTTACCAATAGTGTGACAGGTTCTAATAAATTTGAAATAGTAGCAATTAATCACCCATATCTAGTATGTAATACAGATGTAGGCGCTAATTTTATACCAGGATCTAACGTATTTATAGTAAATCAAGAACGTGATTCTGAAAACTATGTGCTAGATACTTTTAAAATTGATAGTCTTAGTGAATTAAATGAGCAAACTGCAACATTTTCATTAACCAGTTGGTTACAGTATTTTAAATTACAATTACCTAGACGTAAATTCTATAAGAATGTCTGCCCTTGGGTGTATAAAGGAAGTGAGTGTCAGTATCCTACTGGCGGAACAGGTCTCATACCTGGATCTAACACTTTAATTGTATCTAATGGAACCTTATTAGCAGACGGAGCTACTGCTAATGGATTTTTTAATATTCGTAATGAAACTGTATACACTTTATCAGAAGACGTATGCGCTAAAAACTTACAGGCTTGTGAGTTACGAGGTAATCAATTTCATTTTGGAGGATTTCCTGGCACAGGAGGGACTTTACCAAGATAATGGATTGGACTACATACTTATACCTGCCCTATGAAAGTTATAACTGTTTGACTCTTATAGAGAAGATATGTGAAGATCAAGGATATCGTATTCAGGGTATCGAAGAAATGAGTCAGTATCATTTCAAACATAACTGGGGCTCTTCAGTATCTTACGAAGATATAGATAGATTTATTACACTTAATCAAGCAAAATTAGTAAATCTTTCAGACATACAAGAATTTGATATTATTCTTTTTAAATTGCGAGATATTAGACCACAACATTTCGGTGTTTATATTGGATTAAATAGATTTATTCATCATAGAAAATACATAAAAATTGATGAACTTAATCAAGAATATAGAGATAAGATAAAGTATATAATTAGATGGAAAGATATTTAAAATACGAAGGATTTCCCTATAAACATTTAGGAGATAATCCAGATATAGGTATAGATTGTTTTAATCTCGTTCGATGGGTATATAAACACGAATTAGGTATAGAGATACCTCTATCTACTGCAGATTTTTGTAGTAATCCAGAAGAAAAATGGTATATAGAAACTAATAACCATTTGTTTGGTAAGCCTAGTGCTGAGAGAGCTGGGTTTAGGTCTGTTAAAACTCCGAAAGAATACGATATGATTATTATGTCTATTGGAACTACCAATATTGCTAATCACTGCGCTCTCTATCTTGGTAAAGATAAAATTCTACAGACTATGATAGGTAATAACAGTTGGATAGCTCCTTACGGTAGATATTATAAACAATATACGGTGGATATTTATAGATGGCATCAGTTTTAGAAAAATTAAAAGATCAAATGACTACTCATTTTATTAATGAGTATCCTAGGGAGGCATGCGGTATAATAACTACTGACTGGGAGTATGTGCCTTGTAAAAATATCAGCGGATCTCCAAAAACTAATTTTATCTTAGATCCTGTTAGTTTATTACAATATGAAGATACTACGTGGGGCATAGTTCATTCTCATCCAGGAAGTGATAATCCTATACCTAGCGAAGAAGATATGGCCAGCACAGTTTTCGACTGCTACAAGTTTATAGTAGGGTTCAATAACCGTTTCTATATTTATTGGTATGATAAAAAACTAAAATCTCTTATGTATGAAGAGTTAGAAGAGCGACATCTTGTCTAATGTAACCGTATCATTTCATAAAAGTCTTTTACCTTACACTAATGGTATCAAACAATTAGAAATGACGACAGATGTCATCTATTTCTTGTTTTTAAACTCTCTGAATCTATTTCCCGAGTTAGAACGTCTTGTAAGACATGCACGATTTAGTAAGCTTGAAGAGATAGCTATAATCCATAAAGGTAAGTGTCTATCTCCCGAAGAGTTTTTATTCTTAGCTAAAGATGGAGAGACTTATCATATAGTTCCTATTTTTCGTGGTAGTGGACTTGAAGCTATGGCTATAGGTTTTGCCATAGGTTTTGCCACTAGCTTTACTATATCTTTAGTGCAGGGAGCAAGTTTCGGTCAAGCTTTACTAAGAGGTTTAATAGGCGGAGCTGCAGGCGCCTTAGGGGCTGGAGCCTTTCAATCTTTTGGGACGGTTGCTTTAGAGGGAGCATCTTTAGCTACCGGTGGATTTGCTGCCTCAGGTATAACAGCCCCAACAGTAGGATCTTATCTAGCCGCAGGACTTGCAAGCGCAGTGGGTAGTATAGCTCAAAATGTATTAGTTCCTATTAAACCTAAAATTAAAAGTATGGATTCTGCTGATTCTGGAGATAGGCGTAATAATGATGCTTTTGATAGCCAAATAAATACTGTGCACCCAAATCAATCTATACCACTTAATTATGGTATGTTAAGAGTAGCAGGGCAAATTATTAGTGCAGATGTAGATACTATATCTCACGATAAAGGTGCTATAATATCGGTGGCAAGCTATGTATAATATACGCTTTCATAAAATATTATTACCATCCAATTCACAAACCCAAATATCAGCTGATATTCATAAAGTATCGGATCTTTTGTCTTATATTAAGAATCTTTATCCAAGTCTGGACAAATCTAGAATATTATTATTAACTACGGAATTTAAACCATTTCCAGATGCCTGGTTAACTAGAGACGAGATACCAGATGATCAAACGGGGTGTTATATAGTTCCTTTAATATGTGGAAACTTAGAGACAATAACAGCTTCTGTAGTAGGACAGGCTGTCGTAAGAGCAGTAGTAGGAACAGTTATTAGCTTTGCTCTAGGCGCAGTTATACAAGCTATTATGCCTAAGCCAAAAAGATCTGATACAGGTATAACAGATCAGGATAGAAGAAATAATGATGCTTTCGATGGTATAATAAATACAGTTGACAGCAGTAATTCTATACCTTTAAACTATGGTATGTTGAGAGTTGGCGGCCAGATTATTAGTGCGGATGTAAATACTATTAATCACGAAAAAGGTGATGTAATTAATGTATCAAGCTATGTATAAATCTTACTATATTATAAACGGTAGATATGTGCCCTTTATCTCTGGAGGTAAAGGAGGATGCTTCGCGGCAGGAACCCTTATAGATATTCCTGGCGGTAATAAACCTATTGAAGAAATACGAGTAGATGATATAGTAATTAGCTTTGATCATTATGGTAAACTATCAAAGAATAAAGTCATTCAAGTATTCGAGCACGACGAAGATGAGCTAGTAGATATTTCTTTTTGGAATGGTAGTTTTAAAATAACACCTAATCACTGGGTTTTAAATGAGAATATGGCTTTTACAGCTATAGGTAATTTACAAATAGATGATGTCTTAGTTGATAGATTAGGATATTATAGACCTATCTTAGAAATTAAAAATATAGGTAAAAGTAAAGTATATAATTTTACTGTAGAAAATGATCATACCTATATAGCCAACGGCATTCGCGTGCATAATAAGGGTGGAGGAAAGGGAGCTTCTCCAGCTCCTGCTGTGGAGGCGCCTAATTCTCTATTTTCTACTGATATTTTCTTTGGCACTTTAGCTTTAGGAGAGGGACCAGTATATCGTATTAATCCTAATGGACCTCAAGATATAGAATTTAACGAATCTACTATAGACGACTTAATAAAAATAGATGGTGATGGAACTGTAAATACTGAACTATTCTATACGGCACAGTCAACAGGGACAGTTACAGGTAAAGGATTGCCAGCTAGTTTAGGTAGATTTGCTGGTAAAACTGTAACGCCTCAAGGACTAAACTCTCCAGTAAGTCTTAAAAAGGGTAATTTAGAGAGTATACCTAAAGTAGTTGTTACACAAAACACGAGTCAAAGCGCCTGGGATAGCTTAGAATTTAATTTCTTAATCTCTGGGCTGCAAAGTATGGATAACAACGGTAACGTCAGTGGTTACTCGGTAGGTGTTAAAATAACTATTTATGACTATACAGGAGCTAATATACTTAAAGACGAAAACGGGGATGATTTAATAATAGAAAAAACTATATCAGGAAAAACTAATACTAATTTTAAATTTCAAATCTCAGCTATTATACCTGATAATGTTAAGAGTGGAAATGGATATCAGTTTAAAATTGAAAAAATTACTGATGATTCAGATAGCTCTAAAATACAAGATACTATACAGTTTGTTGGATGGGATGAAATAAAAAACTCTAAACAAGTCTATCCTAGAACAGCACTGCTAGGATTTGCTTTAAAATCTACCGCTGAATATTCAGGCTCTATTCCTACTGTTACTTCGCTTGTAAAAGGCCTTATAATAAAGGTTCCTAGTAATTATAATCAACCTGTATTAGCTACAGGAGAAATTGATTGGAGAGAGTTAGAAACTCCTACTTCTGGCGCTCTTTCTTACACTACTTGTGGATATAGCTTAGAAAATCCAGGATCTTCTACTCAGCTTACAGAAGCTAATCCCATAATTTATAAAGGATCCTGGGATGGTACTTTCGTCTATAAATGGACTCAGAATCCTATATGGGTTCTATATGATTTATTAACTAACCAGTCTTACGGATTAGGAATACCAGAAGGTAACATAGATAAGTTTAAATTCTACAAGATAGCTCAATATTGTGATGCAGTTGACCCTAAGACAGGTAGATTTACAGGAGTCACTGGATATGCAGACGGCACCTTTAGAAGTAAACCTAGAGGTAAATTTACCACAGTAAGAGAAAATCAAATTGGAGTTAGTTTAGGAACTCAGATCATAGAGCGCAGATTTACTTGTAATATATCTCTTAACAGCCAAAAACAAGTTATGGATATTATTAATCAGATTACTGCTATATTTAGAGGTATCTTGTTCTACTCTGGCGGAAAGATCTCATTAAATGTAGATCTTCCTGATGAAATACCCGTAGCTGTATATAATGAGACAAATATCTTAAAAAACTCTTTACTAATTAGTGGTATCAGAGAGTCAGAAATTTTAACAGGCGTAGAGGTATCTTATCTTGAGCCTAGAAATCATTCTCGTAGAGAGTTAGTAAGAATAGACGACCCTACCGCTATATCTGAGCTTAATTCTATAGAAAATGTAAAATCTATAGATTTACCTGGTTGTGATAGACGAAGTCAGGCAATGAGGTTTGGGCAGTATTTATTAGCATCTAGCAAATATGTCAGAAGAAAGGCTACTTTTAAAACGCCTGCTGAAGGTATGACCTCTACCATTGGAGATGTTATAGCAGTATCTCAAAGAATAGGAGGTATAGCTTGGGGTTACGGAGGAAGAGTATTTGCTAACGCTACTACAGCTACTGGAAATGTAATACTAGAACACTTTACTAGTCCCGCTATTACAGGTTCTGTCATAACTGGGAACACTAAACCCATAGCTTTGAGAGTAATTAATAGAGAGACAGAGAGAGTAGAGTTGTATATATGTAATAATACTTATAGTTCTGTATCTAGTTCTAATGTTAATGCAGGCATAGACATTATTGAACTTACAGTTCAAAAAGTATACAAACCACAAACTAGAACATTTGCTTCTTTTAGTAATTTTACTTCTAATAATGTTCCCGTAAAAGGTGATATATGGTCTTTAGGAGAGGTAGATCCTTCTAATTACTATACCAACACTAATGATAAACTATTTAAGATAGTAAACGTAGAAAGAGATACTGATGAGTTAGTTACTATAACTGCTACAGAATATGTATCTAACGTATATACAGATTCTGATAGCATTATTAGTTACGTTCCTGTTAAATATACCGATACAGCTAATCCTCTAATACCACCTCCTGCACCTATATTAAAAGTAATACCTAGACCTATAAAGAATTTAGATGGCTCAGTACAGTATGACTTAGAGATTTATGCATCTACTGATACTACCGGATACCCAATTTCTATTGCTACAGAAATGGAATTAGCTAAACCCTCTGAAATAGTGCTGGCACAAGGCATATCGTAATGGCATATAAAACAATAACCGTAGAAAATACTTCTAATATATCTAATGGTATCGGAGTAGCTCTGGTAGGCAAAAATGGGTTTAATACCCTTTTAGGATCTATACCTTTGTTATGCACATCAGTAAATAGAGTAGATGTTACTGGAGATAAAACTATAAAAAATGGTAACTTAGAATTTACTGTTACTGGATTAGCTAGTGCAATAGACTTAAACTTTAATAAAAATGTATTATTAGTTAATGATGACCCGGCTGTTTTTGGTAACCTAAAGGGTATTGATTATGTAGGAATACCTATTAATGAGAAAACAGATACAGGTGCAGATATAGGGCATGTAGGATATAATCCTATAGTAACTCAGATTAGTATGCCTATAGAGAGTTTTAACTTAAGTAATAATACTTTAAAGGTTAATAATAGTGTAAGCGCTAACCACCCAGAGACTTTCTTATTAGATAGTTTACCTGAGCCTCCTTTCTACCTAAAAATAAGTCAACTTTTAGATCAGACTAAATTTAATAATAATAGCGTGTATCTAGAAGGATATTCACATATATTTACAAAGACTTTTAATATTGAGGCTATAGCTGTTGCAGGATCTTCTACTGTTGATATAAACATAGTACCAAGATATAAGACTGCAATTTCAGTATATATTGATAATCAAGAACAAGCTCAGGGTGTTTTTACGTGGGATAGTAAATCTAATATTACTGTCCAGACTGGAACTGGAAAAGTTCTTACCGTAAGAACAAACCACTATACTGTCCCTATCATAGAACCAGGAGATAATATTTCTTTATTTTCTGGTAATATCTATGCTGTTTCTGAGACTAGTTACAATCCTTCAAGCCCTAGTTATAACTCCTATTTAACTACTAATTGTATTTACAGAGTTAAATTTGCTACATCGCTTACTGCTAATATATCTGGAGTTACGGGCGTAAATATATCTAATGATATTCAAGGCACTGTAGGAAATTTAAATGCTACAGCTAATACATTCACTTTGGACTATGACAACACAATATATCCAGGAGTTTACGAATTAGGATCTTATAAAGTATATAACGTAAGTTTAAGTAAAACTTTTGAATCCTTAGACATAAGTAAAGAAGGAAAGATAAAAAATATAGCCCCAGGAAGTTATGTTGTAAGAGCTAGAAACAAGAATAGTTTTAATAGAAAAAGCGCATATTCTACTAAACAGGTAAATATTGATACTTTACCGATAGGAAAAGTAACAGATTTACAAATATCTGAATCTCTTTACAGAGATAAACAAGTTGGTATTGCTGTTAGAGCTACTATAAGTTTTACTCCTATAGTTAATCAATCTGTTACAGACTATGAAATATCTTATAAAATAGCAGATAATAGTTCTGGAGCTGATCTGCTTACTTATACTACTGTAAAAGTGTCTGCTAGCGGTATAGCAGAAGACGGAAAATTATATTTTAAGATTGATAATATAGAAAGAGGTGCCTCTGCTGGTGCTTATCGTTTTTATGCTAGAGTTACACCTCTTAATAATGATATCAGAGGTATTACTACAGAAACCTCAGCAGATATAGTGGGTAAAACTGCTAAACCAGACGGAGTAACCCGGTTTTCAGCCAGTCAACTTGGAGATCAAATTTTATTCTCTTGGACAGTTCCTAGAGATCAAAACGGTGATCCTCTAGAAATAGACTTATATCAATTTGAGATAAAACAATTAACAGGAACTTATAGTTCTGTCACAGAATCTAACTGGGAATCCTCAACAAGTATAGGATCTGCTTTTGCTAACGTAAGTTTCTTAAATGCGCCTGTTAGAGAGTATGGTACTTTTACTTACTTATTAAGAACTAGAGATACAACAGGTAATCAGTGTGAAGCATCTGATATAGCTGTATACACTATAACTACTATACGACCAGCTAGCCTATTTACTTTTAGAGCGTTCAGCGAAGATAATCCAGGTGCAAATGACTATATATCTGGATCTACTAATAATAATTATTTTGAATATTATTATCCAAGTTTTGCTAATTCTGTTTATGGAGGAATAGCAGGAGCAGGTAGAAGTATAGTTGATAACTCTAACGGTACTTCTATCGGATTTACGGTTGCTGCAGGCGTTACAGATCTTAATGCGTCTGCTAATGCGGTATATTATACTCAAATAAGAGATTTAGGACAACTTATTACTGGCAGGTTAGTATCTAGTGTAAACGTTATTCAAAGTGTTACTTCAACATACAATGATTTTAAAGAAAATGTTCTCGTTGGGGTATCTGACGCCTTACAAAGTCCTGGATTTTTTCAAGATAGCGCTCTTACAACGTTTTTAGATATAGCAACGTATGATACAGATAATAAAACATTGACAAGCGGAGGTCCTAGTGGTAATGTTTATGCTATATGGAACTATGGACAGTTTGTTGATGATGTATCAAACGCTAATAGTTATGCCCTTATACTTAGTGTGACAAATTCTTCTTTAGGCATAATTCAATTTAGTAATACTTATTTTGCAAATGGAGTGTCTACAGGTAGCAATATATTAGCTAATTTAAGTGGAAGTGCTACTTCTTATGCATTAGTTAATTTAACACAGTATAATGACAGATTAACATCTACTTTTGAGGGGCCAAGTAATTCTATATCTTACAACGTAGACTTAAGATATTCAACTGCTAGTAATGTTTATTACTCTGGTAATAATCAAGTTAATACTAATGCTTTCGTAGGATTTGCAACCAACGATGGTTGGGCTCCTTTAACTGAATCTGATATTACTTTTAGACATTTCCAACTTAGAGTTTCTATAGTAAATTCCAAACCCGGACAAGTGTCTACTATATTGGATAAGCTTAGATATGCAGTTAACTTAACTAGAAAAGTATTTTCTACTAGTAATACGATAAATTCTAGTAATACTACTATAGATTACGGTGCCTCTGGATTTACTGTAGTCCCTACTATAACAGTTAGTCAAACATCTGGCACAGACCCAGTAGTGCCAATTATTACAGGTAAAACTAATAATCAATGCGGCATATCTCTATATTATTCTAGCAATGGAGTATCTGTTACAGGTATTACCGTAGATATCAAAGCAGATGGAGCATAAGTAATGCCAAGTTCAAATACATTTTCAACGCCTACATCGAGCACCTCTTTAGGAACTGCTAGAATTCAAATAAATGAAACTCTGTTTGCTTTATTACAAAATTTTTATAGTTCTGGCATACCTAACTCTACAAATATAACATACGAAGGGGGAGCTACCGCTCCTCCAAATGGTATGTTGTATGTAGATGCAACAACTGGAGCCCTTTATAAGGTAGATAGTACTTTCAATAAAAATTCTGTTTTAGGACAAAATCTTTCTAGATACGGTATAGGATACCGTATAGAAAAAGATTTAGTACATGCTGTTGCTAATATAGGAACTTATGAGATAGGTGAATTCTTTAGCACTACATATACGGGCGGACCTGCTGCTAATGCTAGAATGTATATGAAATATTCTAACAGTAGCCCTTTTATAGTAGATGTAGGAGTGCCGCCGACTGGTTCTGTAACTTCTACCATCGTGGCAGACTCTGCAATAACTGATGCAAAATTAGCAACAGGCGGTAACTTAAAATTTAACACCGATGGTAAACTAACTGTAGGTAGCACTACTCTTAGCAGTAACCATCAACTTACAGTATATGGTTCATATAATACTGCTTATGCGAACGCCTCTACACAGACTCTTACAGATGGGGCTACTATATCTTGGGATCTATTTTTAGGACAAGTAGCAACTGTAACTCTTGGAGGTAATAGGACTGTTGCGGCTCCCGGTAATATGAGAGTAGGAACTTACATACTTCATGTTATACAAGACGGAGTAGGCGGTCGCACTCTAAACTGGAATAGTGTATTTAAATGGCCGGCAGGAGTCGCTCCTACTCTTACTACTACAGCTAGTAGAAGAGATATGTTTTCATTTGTATCTGATGGGACTAATATGTACGGAAGTATGTTGCCCGATGTTAGATAAGGAGAATCAATGGCATTAACTAAAATAACAAGTTCAGTAATTGGAAGTAATGTAATTGGTTCTTCTCAAATAGCTAATGCTGCTATTGAATCTAGACATCTAGCCGGGTCAAATATATTCTCTAATATCAGTGTTAATTCTGCTAATGTAGGCAGTTTCTATAGTTGGTTTGACTCAAACGCTAATGCTTATGGCTATACTGCCAATAGTAAATTTTCAATTACTAATTATTTTGTAAATGATATTG